GTCTTGCAGTTGCGGCTTTCCTGTTTTTGGATTTGGCATTGGCAGTACTCCTAAATAGATTAGAGAATGCACGGTGTTTAGCTATCTGTTGTTGCTTACTCCAGTCAGCATCTTCTTGTGTATCTCGTAAAATGACTGTAGGTAAATCTTCGATTCGCGTTTTAGATAGAATCTTTACTCCGCGCGTATGCTTTGTCTTGTTAATAACCACCATAGGATTTGCATTACCTGGTAAATCCTTAATGGACATTAAGAAAACATCTACCGCACGGCCTTCTTTTTTCGTGGCCATAAATTTATTTCATGGGAATTTGCAAAACTCTGAAGTGCAGGGCATTCTTGGGGCCGCTCTGTTCCGCTAACAACTTCGCATTCCGAACCTGTATTAAGGCTGCACTTAACACATTCTCTACTTCCTCGAAAGTAAACCCCTTCACAGAATTGTTGAAAGTTACACTTACCTCCACCAAATCTGTGGGGGAATAAATAAACATCGTAGTTACACACAATCTCTCTTGCACGTTGTTTCCTTCGCCAGTTTGGAATAGCCCTGCGCCGAGGAACTCGTAATACCCCGGCGCAGGATTCCATCACATCATACCTTACAGAGGCGTAATGTCTTGCAAGTTAGGATAACGGCGTTGCTCATCCAGAGGCTTATCACGATCGTCCTTGTGAACCCTATGTTTGAGCACAGCAGCTACCTTCACGTTTTGACACTTCTCAATTGCTTCACCAACACTCTTGTATCCAAGCGCCTTAGCGATAGGCAGGACAAACTCTTTGAAGCTCGCCTGGCCCCACTCGTTTTCCATATTGAACAGAGCAGAAAACTTGCTGCCTACTTCAACAGGTTGGTCTTTCGCGGCGTCAGCCAGTTCCAGCGTCTGATCCACAACGAGGGTTGCTTCGACATTCTTTTTCTCATTGACAGTCTTACGCGCCAAAGAAACTACGAACTGGTAGTGACCTTTCGGCGGCAGTTCAAACTTCGGCATATCTGCAAGATCATCAATGCTTGCGTCCATCAGATCGTCGATGGGGATTACCTTCATTTCATCTGACATGGTAGTTCGTTCCTTGAAGTTAGATAGTTAGGTAAGTTAGTTCGTTAGTTCGATTGAACCGTCTGTGGGATTGCTAATCCAGTTATCTAGCTTTCTCATCCTCCATAGCAATGAATAAAATTAAGTATGCAATAAGATCGTGTGCGCGGCCAGTCATATCCTCCGCACGCTCACGAGTTTCATTCTGTGCAGCATCTTTAATATACTGCATGATAGAATCCCAATGCTTGCCTGCATAAACCCCCCATACTACTTCAGCAGAGACTCCCAGAGCAAGAGCATTACGGCGAAAATTAGCAAGTCTATCAGTATCTCCTGCATATTCGCCCCCTTTTACCTTGAGAAGTTTATCTACTGCTATAACTGTATTACCAAACAATTCATTAAATTTGCTGTATGTATAAACTTCATGCAGGTTTAATTGCTTCATCTGATTTCCTTTCAAATAGTTTAACAATTGCTTCGTTTGGTGGGAGAGGTTGGCCTTTTGCATCCAATACTTCTTCAATGTTCTTCTCCAATCTCGATCCAGTTTGTACACGGGAGTCGTAGGTGGTGGAGCTGAACGCACGGTGCCTCCGATTAACTATGTCAACATGGATCAACATATCAAAGTAGCGTCCAAAATTTCTGCTAAAGTTTCTACTTCCAGCCGCAGGGAATATCATTTCCACATTATCACTGGGTTGATTTTCTCCCTTGCCCGGAGCATGACCAGTATCTTTCGTTCTCTCTGTCATGACCTCATGGCTGATAACCGCGCAGTTAAAATTTCCAGCTTGGACGGTAGAGAAGATACGATCCAACATGAACGATACGGCCATCGGATACTTGAAATCTTTGCCGCCGGTATCTTTATCGAGAACAAACTTTTCTGGCGTATCTGCGGACGCGAAGATAAATTTGAGGACTGCGGCATTGGCGTCACTCGTAAGTTGTGTGATGGAGTCAATTACTAACCAATCATTCGGGCCAAACTTCTGAAGGCAGATTGGAGTAATCACTGCATTTGGATCTTTTGAGCAAACAACACAATCAACTTTGCCATGATTCCAACAAATCTTGCATTCATTACCTTTGATAACTTTTAGTAATGTCTCAATCCCCATTGGGATTGCTTGCATTGATGGAATACGGAATACTTCAATGTTCTTCCAGTATTCTTTCGGAAGCATGGTTGGATTCAACGCTGACTTGATTCCATCCTCAAGATCAAACCACCACAGCTTCCCAATCTTAGCGAGCTGAGAAACGAGGACAGTTTTTCCTACTTTGGCGCGGCCAAACACACATATCTTGTGTGACTTTTTCTGCTCGTATTGTTCAAGGTTCATTACTCTACCCTTACGATGTGAAGTCCGGTTTTGGAAATGATAGTTCTGATTTTGATCTTCCAGTTTGCATTTACAGTTGTAATTTGCCTAACAAGCTTAGTAGGAGTTATCTTACTAAACCGATACGGCCAGTACAAATGATCGTCAATTTCCAGTTTCTCTAGCAATTTTTGAAGTTCTGGGTCTCCTGCTGTTCTAGACACTAGCTGGCTCCCGCATTACAGCAGTAGCTAGTTCACTTAACTTGAAGCTAAAGTCCATAGCTTCTGGCATTTCATGCACGGCAGGATCAAACACTAGAAAGTCATTACGTTGCATAGCTTTCATATCGCACATCCCGTAATGAGCACATCTGGAGGAAAAAGACCAACAACTATTTCCATTTTTTGGAAAGAATTGAAGTGTCCTGAAAGTTCCGATATTAGCGTGATCCAAGAGTCTAGATTGTAGCCACTCAAGCCGCTGAGTTCTATTCTTTTTGAATACAAAGGGATTCCATGTACGTTGCGTACTAGAATATGCAAGGTAGAGAACGTCGTAGATTTGTCCCAACTCTTGCGTTTCTGCAATTCTATCAACAATGAGAGAATATCCGAGGGCTTGTCCTGAGTTTCCGTATTGTGCCTCATCAATGGTTCGTATTGCTGTTGTCTTGAATTCCAGAACCATGAGTCGTTTGGTAATCCTGTGTCTGAGAACAATGTCAATGTGACCTGCGTGATAGTATCCGTTTTCGAAGTCAATCCAAAATGTAAGTTCACTAGCAGGTTTACCGTTAAAGAATGCTATTTCCCAATGTTCTGCGTAACCTGCTTCCCAAAACTGTATAAATTTTTCAACTGCAAGTGTAGCAAGTACAGAGTTTTTACCTTTTTTTGGAGCATCAGCATCTAGGTCTATGTTCCATGCGAGCAGCGATGCGAAAAGAGCTTGAGATTTGGAGCCAGTAGCCAAGTATGCCTGAACACCAGCTCCAACAGAATGACCAAAGACAAAGTCAATGTTGAAAATACCTTCAGGAGTTTGATGACTAGGTGATTTACTTATTTGGAACATCCGGGCGCATTTGTGCAATACATCGGACTGACTGTTGGAGGTTACATTGATGTAGATGTAAGCATCACGATAGTTTTTTTTGCTTGTTTTGTGTGCTTGGATTGCTGCGAAACTAGGAGATGAGTCAATAGCCCCAATCTCAGATGTTGGAGATTCTTCTCCAATTCCTAACTCAGAATCTAGGAAGTCGTCTGCTGAGAGCGCCATGTTTTTAACCAAAGAAATTCTTGTGCAAGCAAGATTTCACACCAATGGTATGATATGTGGAGAAATTTTGTAAATTCTTGAATCTCGTATCCTCCTACTGTCTGTGTACTGTATGTATGTTTGCAGATAGGACACCCTTCACGAAGGCGCCCCATCATCGTCTGTCCACATGGGCCGTAAGTATTTAGACAGGTCATGCAAATGTCCGGTGCAGACACAGCAGGACAGTGCTTCAGAAGTTCGAGATCATGTTGATCTTCTGGCGGTAGCAAGAATGATGCCCAGAGTTTTGCATTCTTCATGTAATCTATGTACATGAAATGTGTGTGAGATAAGTACCCACGAAAGAAAAGGCGTACTGCTGCCGCGTGATTAGAGATCATTATTCTGGAAACCCATGGTACTTAGATAGCTGTCGTAGCCTCCAAATAATTTCTTCTTTGCACGCATCACAAATAGTACCTATTGGCATACCTCGTTCAGCTTTTTCTAATTTACACCCATGCCAAGTACCATAAATATCTTTTAATACTATTTCTTCTGCGTTTTTAATTGCCTCTTGTAAGCTCATAAATCCTCCGCCGAAACTCCGCCTTTAATCTTTGTACTGCTCTTAGTCTTGGTTGTTTCTGCAGCAAGGAGCACACCAAGCTTCTTCTGCTGTCCTTCGAGGATCACAGAGATTTGATCCTCAGTAAGTAAATGGCTGAGTTCCTCAAACTGGATTAGATACTTGTGAATTTCCTTTAGATGCACAGGCATCATAGGATCAGCAGTAATGAGAGACTTTTCTAGAGCAGCTAGTTTAGGAAGAAGCTCTAGTAGTTTTGGATGAGTGGGAAGTACAGAAGTTTCATCCATTAGTTTTCTCCTCGTTGCCATCCGGCGAAGGTGCGGCGGCGAGCATGGCCTTCCACAGCTTCGTGCAAATTTCTCCGATTGGCGTTTTCTCGATCTGCCGCTCGGGCCAGAGCGGATATACGTCTGCTGCCTCGTCGATCATAGATTCTGTAGGCTCAGGCGGCACCAGCTTCCACCCCTCCGGTATCGCTGGTTTCTCCGACCGCGACAATGCAAGTAGCTGCGCCTTGAAGTCCTCACGGTCAACCGGGTGCAGGTAGGCGTTCCAGTTGTCGAACACCTCCTGCACGCCTCGCTGTGTCGCAGGCTGCGGCGCTTCCGGCAGAGTAGAGTATCTACATTGGTCTTTACAATTATTACATACGCCAGCACGATAGAAAGCGCAATCATGTTTTTCTATTTTCATGGATTCATCTCCCCTCGTTTCTTCCTCAGAGTTGTGAGAAAGGTTGTACATACTAGGTCGCAAAACTTCTCATCATTCTCTACAACTACAGAAATACGGAGAGGCATACCTAGCTTGGAGTTCATAAACTCTATGAACATAGCCATATCAAATGCCATTGCCCAACCACATTTAGGATCAACCCACAAGTCAGGCCAGTGGAGGCACAGTTCTTTCCTGAGTTCATTGAAGGATTCAGGAAACATGAAAACTTTGTCAGGATCAAGAGGCATAACTACCTCTATTCTTTGGATTCGAGAACTTTAAGAATCTTTTTTTGGTCTAATACTTGACTAGTAAGGATGTTTGCAACCTCTTTAGCACTAGCTACAACTGCATCGGCTACCACAGGAAGAAGCTTTTGAATTTGCTGAGCATTCAGAAATGTAGTAACTTGTCCATTCGCACTTACAAAAGAAATTTCTCCTTTGTATTGTCCTTTATTCTCACCCCATTCTTGTAACTCAATTTCAAGCTTTTTAAGGATCATAACTTTAGAGGTTCTCCGCTCTTGTAAATCCTACGAGTTTGAATTCTACTTCGCCTTTGTCGCGTCTACGAACTATCTCTAGCTTCCCCTGTACCGGAAGTTCAAGTGCTCGGCGCGGTGCCACTTCTCTTGCCTTCTCCTTCTTTACAGCCTGAATGAGTGTAGTCATCTTTTCAGGCCGACAACGAATTAGGATCTTGCGATGCTTCTTCAGTGCTGACCAAATGGAAGCGTAACGTCTAGCCAACTTCCACCTCTGAAGCTGTGGCATCTTCATTAAATTGGCGTAAAGTAATTCCTACGTTTGCTTGATTTGCGCCTACTTCAAGAACTACACAACCAGCTGCAACAAATCCAGAGATTTCTTCGTTCTCAAGACTTTGATGCTGTCTAACTTCAAAAGTTGTGCAATCAATAGTGAGGTACATTAGTGTGTCCACCCTTTACAGTGTTGTTCTTCATGCCACTTCATATACTGAGTGTATCCTATTGGTAGATAAATGTCGCATTGCGTGTACGGAGTTACCCACGCACAGGCAAGATTTTGTGAGGTTATACAGAACGATGCCATTCTATCTCTAGGCATGACAGTATAAATCCAGTTCTCTTGCGGTACTTCCTTGCGAGATTTTACCCATGAGACATTGTACTGATCGCGCAGTGTTTCTGGCGTAGCACAGGAAATAAGAGTAAAGAGAAGAACGAGAGGAAGGATGGACTTCATGTGAGCAATGTTGCCATTAAACGATACGCACCAGTAAGATCAACATATTTTTCAGCAGCTTCCATAGCTTCAAAAGGGTTATCTTTTTCTAGTTTTTCTGCCATTGCATCAATTAATGTAAAAGGATTTTTTACCCCCATTTCTTTTTTAGCAACATCATAAGCACGCTGTCTACGGCTATATGGAATAGGTTTACCTATAGCAGCAAAACCAGTAAAAGTTTTAGACACGGGGAGCCTCCACAATTTCAAACTCTCTAGCTACTTGGTTGGTTTGTCTACGTTGAATATGAAACGTAGAATGTCCCGTAGCAACGTCAAACTGAGCACAAACAGAAAGAGTGCTAGTGCCATCATCAAATCCAATATCCTCCAGCACACTCTTATGACGAGAATAAAGCTTGACCAAACGTATGCGAAGAGCATCATGGGATTTGAAGTCATCAGTTTTGATGACTAGATGTTTTTCCTCAACCAGACGGTTGAAGATTTCAGAAACGCGAGCCACAGGAAAGACCTCCTACGCTTGTTTCTTGGCTTGCTGGCGCAGGCGCCTTGCTACTTCTCTGTTTCCATTAGGCTTGTAAGTTACGCCAGTACAGCGCATCTCACGAGACTTCATGTAAACACCGAAGTTAGCAAGGACAGTCATTTGCTTCATACGCTGTTGAGCAAGAAGTTGTGCAGAATGCGATGCCATAGCAAAGACATTCTGTTTGGCATCTTTAGGATGGTTAGATACTTCAGAAGGAACAACTTTATTTTGTAATGGCTTAGGTTTGTCCATCTTTTTTCCTTTGCGGGGTGTGATGTATGCTTCACACAGGACTGTGTAAAGTTTACGAGGAAGATGCCGGTTACTCGGAATCTCCGGCGCACTATTTGGCTGAACTGTAGAGATAGCTCTTGTGTTCAAACCATTTTCCACTGATGAATCGAGCATACTAGTAATATGCCTTTGTCAGTTGTGCAGTTTTCCGGGGGGAAACACGGTTTATTCCAGTTTCATCACCGTAAGTTTTATATTACACTGGAACTTTAGCTAGTCATTATGAGTCCGCGCGTCAGACTAGCAATTGAGCGCGAGAATGTTTGCGAGGGACTATATACATCTATGTTAATCCCAAAACGCAGTGGATGGTTGTCTTTCCATCCATCCTCCATCACTACTCAGGAGAACTCTGCTTTCATTTTTGCGTGCTTCTTACTCTAGCCACGCCCAGAGTTCTCTTGAATAGAACCTCACAGCACGTTACCGCAAGGTTTGGCCTCTACTCAGTCGGTTACTGTGGTTCCGACGCTCTTTATAATTTGCCACAAACACTGATTAGCTAAACCAGTTAAAGAGCCGCGCTTCTCTGTTACGAGGATTGGAGAAGCTTGGCAACTCCGCACCTCGTTTCGCTGGAGTTTCACCAGCTCATCAGACAGCTTGGGAGTATCTATCCTTTGTTATGGCTCAATACAGGCGCCATACTCCCGCCTCACATTCCCAGTTTAGTTTTAGACCGCGAGAGGGTGAACTGGTAAATGCCTCTCAAAAACTTACAGTGCTTCTGCCAGCACCTTCTCTTCTTCTTGCATCAGCGAAGCAGCACGACCTTTCAGATACTCGTAAACAGTTTGGTTATCATCCATGCTGCCAGTGTTAGCAGCCCAAACATCGAGCATCTCCGCAAGAACAGCCAGTGCTTTCTTGTCATTCCGGCACTGAGCATACTTGCTTTTGAACAACTTGATATGTTTCTCGATACGGTCAGCATCTTTCTGCGTAACTCCCGGCATGATAGCACGGTAGTCAGCAGCAAAATCTTCCCAATCTTCATCCGAAATACCAAGACCCTTGCGAACAGCTTTCGGAATATTGGCGATGATTGACCAAGATGCTTGCGACAGGTCAATCATTTCCGGCTTGATTTCTTGACCATCAGGAAGCTTGGCGCGGACTTCGTTGATGAGGGCGCGAACACGGTCAATAACAATATCCGCAGCAGCATCAAGCAGCAAGTCCAACTCTTTTCCACCAGCTTTTACGATCTCCAAAACTCCCTCGGCGCTAGGACGCTCAACAGCAACTTTGATCGAGGGAAGTTTCTTACCTTCTCCAATTACTTCATTTGCTTGATTGCGAATCTTTTCCTTTTTGAAGTGGAAAGCTACTTCTTTTGCTTCAGTAGGAATTGGGAGAACAACTACGTTTTCAGGCATGGCTGGTTTGCATCCTTGTTAAGAGGGTTTAGTTTCCCCGGCAAAATGAAACGCTTGCCCGGTCAGACACTATAGCATGGAATCGCGCCCATGCCGTAGGGGGTGGGTACAATTAATTAGGAACAATAATCTTTCCTTGTTCATCCTTTCTATCTTTCTCTTGAATACCAAAGTAGAAGAAACGAACGATGGGCAGAACCTTTGTTCCTACTACATCGTACACCTGAAGTACCTTGCTTGCATCCCAAACAGGATCAAGAAATTGGCATGCTTGAATGAGATGTGTTGTGAGTTCTTCTGCACACTGGCGCATGGTAGTTCGCAAGTCCATCTTCTTATCAACGGCGTTGTCTCCTACCACAAGTAGCTTTGTGGCTAGAAGATTTGAGGAAATGAATAGCTGTATTACTGTGGGCGTAGTCTCGAATTGAGTTGCTACTTCAGCACACACAATATCCAACCTAGCCTTCATTTGTGGATTCATTGTCATTTTCGTACTTCTCCTTTCTATCCAGTTTGTAAATAAACCAGTGGCCTTTGTAAAGGATGGACAATTCTATTGGTGGCCCTGCTGTGCATTCGTAAGTACCAATGAATTCGCCATCTTCCTCACAGAATGTATCTCCTTCTTCGAAGTCACGAGCAGCTTTTTCTAATTCTTTCACTTCTTCCGCATGAAGTTTATTGACTAAAGGCTCAACCATTGTCACACCTCGTCAAAAGAGTTGGATTGGTAATCATCTACCACATCTGCGCCCTTCGCTTGCAACTCTGCCATTATCTCAGTAGCAAATGTTTGGTACATCTGCGCCCAAGTAGGGAGAGTAGTGTCGGTTACGGTAACATCAGGAGTAAGACCGAGAAGCTTCATTGCCATTACCCATCCTGATTCATGCCCTCGTTCTTTGCTGTACTGCCAAGCAACCAAGTGAGCAATCTCATGCCCCATTGTTTCTACTAGCATCTCACGCTTGATCTTGTCGTTTCTCTCTGCCATGATGCACCAGAGAGGGTTAAGTACTATCTCGTTGAAGTTCATCCGAGCAAGCCCTACAACTTTGCTGCGTTGTAGATTGTAGGACAATGTGGGGAGTTTGCCAATCCTATCCATGCCCCAGATTGCTAATGCTTTGTTCCAAAACTGCACCATTGCTGCCTGTGCTTCTGCTTTGAAGGCTGCACTTACAAACTCATGCAGCTTTATGAGTTTCACAGGTTCCGGCGCAGGCTCAAACTTGGGAATAGGTACAGACTCCTTCACTGGTTTCTTGTACGCTCGTTGTCCTGCTTCTGCATTAGTTAGGGGTTCGTACTTACTTTCGTATTCTTCTTGTCGTCCTTTGAAATACTCGGCCTTCTCCGCAAGCGTATCCCCCTTGATTCTAGGAGACTTTGCAGCCTTCCAGAGAGTTCCGCGCTTTCCTGCTCTGTCAGGTTCACAGATAATGTAGAGTTCTTCACGCGCTCTAGTAATCGCGGTATACAAGAGTTCTCTATTCCACATGACAACGTGAGATTGATGAGTAAGGAAGAATACTCGCTTCCATTCTGACCCTTGACTTTTATGAACAGTGAGGGCGTATGCAAATTGTGTAGCATTGATTTCTCCTGCTGTTGAGATAGTTTCTTCTACTCCAGAGTCAAGTAGTTCTACAAGGATACAGTGTGATGCTTCTTGCTTCCTATCATCATCCTTCTCGTCAGGAGTGAGAGTATAGGAATCAAGCATTGCATCTACATCTGTATCATCCATCTCTTGCTCTACTTTTTTCCTGTACTGTCCCCATCTATCAAGATCAACAGAGGCTTTAAGTGGATGCTTGCCTCCCCAGAACTTGGAATTCTTAGTGATAGATTTAATGACAGCATCTTCCCTTCCAACGAGCAACCTATCTCCAACTGCGAGATAATGTTTCTCGTATCCAGCAATAACTTCAAATACTTCTGCGTTTCTTTTATCCCCGAGTGCCTGAGCAATAATTCTGTTAAATTCGTTAGTTCCAAAGGCAGTATTTTTGGTCTTTTCTTGCGGACAGAGAATAATATCTTCTTCCTCATTGTAGTCACCTTCTGAGACTAACTTCTTAAGAAAAGCACTTGCTGTAAATGCAGCGTCAAAATCTGAAAGGGGTTTCTTCCACGGGCGCAGTGTTACTGTGCCTTGCTCTGTAGAGACTTTTTCATTGGTAATGCCAAGAGCTATATCTTCACCATTCTTCATTCTATGGGCAAGTGCAATGATTGGAGATTTAGCTGCTTGACGATAGATATGAGTAAGTTCTACAGTAGGAAGGGAAAGAAGCTTAAAGCCTAGAATTGCTTGACCGTAAACTGGTGGGAGCTGATGAAGATCACCAACAAAAATGAACTGCACCTTGCTTACGTTGGGGAGTGCTTCGAGTAGTTTCTGAAAAAGGTCTGTGCTTACCATTGACGATTCATCAATGATGATGCACTTTACTTCATCTGGCAATCTGTTGTTCTTATTCTTCATAGGCTCAAAACGCATGGTGTTCTTGTACTTTTGCGTTTCGTTGTCCCAAATCTCGTAGAATACAGGCTCATACTCCAAGAGTTTGTGGAGTGTAATGCAGTGCTTCTTCATATCTTCACTTACTACTTTCCGCATGTTACGAACTGCTCTGCGCGTGAAAGAAGTAAGTACGATGCCGGGAACACCCTGCACTAAGTACTTGGTGCTACTTTGGAGTGGTTGTACGCATTCATCTACTATGAGGCGACGCACAATTTCACGTTCGGTAGTAGTTTTTCCGGTGCCTGCCGCGCCGATAAGGTTAAAACTCTTACCAGTTACGGCAAGTTCAATGGCGCGGTGCTGTTCCGCATTCCATGTGAAGGCGTTAGGATCAGCGTCCAGAATAGCTTGTTCAACTATCTGATCTGCGGACAAAGCGTGAGGAACTGGAATGGGAGCAGAGGTAGTAGTAGTAGCAGTTAACCTATCTCGTTCTTTCTTTCTAGCTTCCTCAATAAGAGCTAGAAGTTTATCATTAGCCATGAGGGTATTTCCTTTCTAGCCAGTCAGCAAGCCATGCCATCCCTGCCAACATAAAGAGCAGGATTGACAAGGCACCTGTAAAAAGTATCCAATCTTCGTTCATGGGCTACAAATCCTCCGCAGTGATTTTACGGGACTTTTCTTTGACTTCAGACTCACTACCAGCAGGTTTGTTTCCAAGCTTCCACCTTGCCATTGTGACAAGATACTCAGCCTTGGTAGTAAAGTCAGATTGTTTTGGTTCTGGAGTTCCCTTGTGAGCAGAGAACATTTCAGTGTTGATTACTATTTCGAATGTATCGTAGTATGTTTGGAACCAAGTCATGAGTTCTTTTGTACGCTTCATGACTTCGAAGGATACTGAATTACCAAGCTCACAGTATTGGATTACAAGATCTTCCAGTGCTTCAATATCTTCAGCAGTCCAAACATGAATCTGATCTTCTGAAGTGAAGAAAAGCTGCTGAAGATCAGCATTACTCTCTAGTACGGAACCCGGAACCTGAGTAGTTACCCAATTCCAAAGGCGCCGCAGAGAGATGTCTTGATACATTGCGCGCTTGATGTTACGCATGGCAAGCGCCTGAGCCTGAGATTTGGCTTTCTTTTGGCCCTCCCGGACTAGATTCTCCCATTCATCCCTCACAGACTCACAAGCTGCAATCCATGCTAAGACATTACCAAAGGGATTCTTTTCATCTTCACCAACTGCGCCCTTCCAAACGTGAAGCTTAGGAAATTGAAGGCGTGTAGTTCCTTGGTCGTTTTTCCAGCTCAACAATTCGATCAGTCGTGGAAAGTGTATCTCTACTACCTTTGGTAACGGGAGAGCTGCAATGTCTTGACGTATGCAGCCAGAGGCATGGAGCATAGCGAGAAACATGAGTTGTTTTTCGCGCATAGGATACTGGCGTGTTCCTGTTTTCTCCAAGTTCCAGCAAGCCACGGCGCGATGAAGTAGCGTCCCCAGACTCCAACTGAAGATTGGGTGCAAGAATGCTGCTTCCTTCCATGCGGAAACGTAAGCTTGCGTAGATGCAAGTCCTACGCTTGGATAGAACTTACCGATGAATACACCAGAACGAGCACAGATCAATGGCATGTGAAATTTATCTGCCACAAGTGTGTCGTCTGCAATGTATCCAATAGGCTGAGATGGGTTAGTATTCATTTGGGTTTACACATCCTTTCGAGCAGACTTGATGCTCATTAAGTTGATCGCCCCATTTGATTTTGCCGCAGTTGAGGCATTTTTCTATGCCACCATTTACGTCTGCAAGCTCTTGAAATTCAGCTTCACATTGTTTGCACAAGTGGCTGATTTGGTTGTGGCGACAGATATTAATTCCATCGTCATCTGTATAATCATCTTGCGGAATACCTGTCATAACTTTCTGCCTTCCTCTGTAGTTGTGTTTGCTGAGTTGTGAGTTATGGGCACTCGCCCAGTATATCATAGATACCACAAGCAAGAACCGTGCCACCCCCTCCCACAGCTAGAGACTGTGCAACGTAATATGATGGTAAGGTAGTTACTCAGGAAGGTGGTGGGTTCCCTTTGTGTATCCTTGTGGCCTATTGTGGTGGATGTTCCTTGTGTCCACCCCCCTCCCCCTGTCCCTGCCTATCCCTATTCCTGAGTAACTATCTATCTGCCTTTGTTGCCGTATATCTATACCCCTTCTTTAATTTCAAACTCACAAAAGAAGGTAGTAGAGATAAAGACAGTGAAGCATAATGAGTATCCACACATAATACGAAGGGGAGAAACTAACTACAGGGAAGGGATGTGCAGAGGGGGAGAGGGGGGCCACATACACAAGGAACATCTGCCACAAAGCTACACAAACATACACCATGCACAAGAGGAATCCTCTCCCTTGTTTACGTTATCTTTGTTTACCATTTACAGAGATAGGTGTGCGGCCTGTGTGCCCGGAAATACGACTCATTGCTATTTACCCTGCTGAGATTCTGACACTGACGATAAATGTCACTCATGTGACCAAATTTGTACCGAAAGTGACCGAATTTGTCACACGTAGAACTAACCCCATTGATTCTATTGGCTTTTCTCCGCTGGCATGGTTCCTGCTCTTATTTACTTGCGTCAACCGTATCTGCCGGAGTAGAAGTGGGATCAACGCAGATAGCAGGCCGCCAGAGGGAAGGGCCAGCAAGACTGGCTGAACACTGAAACCCTCTGACCCTAAGACTAGGGGCCGCAATGCCATAGGCAATACGCGACTAGGCACTGTATTAGGTGTGTCGCAACATAGCACACTAGCTTGCAACGTCGCCCCTAGTTACTCCCCTCACTAACTACTAGGAGTAGTTCAGATGGATACCGTAATGAATGCAATGCAGGGAACAGAAGGCACGATAGGCGAGCCGCAAGAACAAGCTGCTGCGAAGCCTGTGGTACTCCTGACCATCCACGCGGGCGAACCCAAGCTTGAGGCCGGACAGCAAGTAGTTTTCTTCCGCCGCAAGAAAGTAGCAGAGGCAGATTCTTACCGTGCTGTTTGTGTGCCTGCATACGTTGCACCCTCTGCCGTGTACCAAAAGACGGTGGAAGGTAACGAAGTCGAAATCACAGATGCAGAGGAAGTTTTCAGCGTTGCGCTGTCTGAATGCATCAACGCTGCGGCGAGCGACATTCTCCGCCGCTACTGTGACGACAACAAAGCGGCAACAACGATAGATGCATCCTTGCTGACTTTCGCCGCAGTAGTTACAGAGATGCAGGCACAGCAGACTAGCCAGCGTTTGAATGGAGATGCTATCGCCGCGTGGTACGACGCTAGCAAAACCAAGCAGGATGCTACAACGCGGTATGCTTCCAAGCCTGACACAGCGGAGAAACTTGGACTTGCTTTGCGTGAGAAGTACCTGTCTCTCGCAAGCAACAATCCGAACATTCCCCCCGCGCTTGCAGTCAAGATGTTGGCTTACATCAGCCCGGAAGATACGTCCTCCACGGTCTGCAAGGCAATTGCTAAGAAGCTTGCCAAGCTGTCGGAAGTTTCCATGCAGGCCGATGACCTCTAAGACAATGCCATCATGGACAGCACAGCAGAGCAAATCAGAGTAGCAAAGGCTCTAGCTAGCGTGAAAGGGATAGATCATGCTGCTAGGTATCTGCGGAAAAGAGGGTGGAGCTTTCATGCTGCACATTGGGTGCTGTTAGGCATTGCGCCGAGGCACCCGAAAGCAGCAACCACGATGCTGGACGTTAGGAGAACTAGCAGATAGACAACTTGCTGCACAGTAGCGAAGTCTGCAATGTACCATCTTGCAGCCTTTGTTGCTGTGCAGCATTTTTCTGCGGCGACCCTCGCATTACTGCCCGTGAATACTCATCTTCTCGGCTAGCTCGGGAGAAGCATCGTGCTGGAAAGCCTCGTTGGACGCCGACGATGAAACTGTCGGCTCTAACACCTTGGAAAATACGGTGCTTTGCTGACGGGGGGAGATCCTTTTTTAAGCTTTGAAGCTGCAAGTTCTACATAGCCATCCCCCAAATTTTCTAAAGTCTAGAGAGAGGGTTCCCCACTAGTGTAGTTGTAGGGGAGTGTGTAAACTGAAAACTCGGACTCCAATTTCGGAGCAAGAATTTATGTCTAACAATCGTGACAAAGCACTGGAACTTCTTGGCGCCAACCTGGAGAATGTAGTGGTCGCCAACGCCCTTGGAGTATCTGAATCGTTAGTTTCTCAATGGCTCAGTGATGAAGCATTTGCAGTGGAAGTACAGAAAAGGAAGTTGCAGAATCTTACGGAAGCAACAAGTAGAGATAGGAAGTGGAATTGCCTTGAAGATCAACTCCTAGAGAAGCTTGAAGGGTTGCTTCCTATGATTGTAAATCCAATGGCAGTAATTCAAGCTCTTAAAGCAGTTAATGGTGCTACTAGGCGTGGCAGTCAACGAGAGTTGGGAGCTGTGGCGCAATCTACACACCTACACCTTCACATGCCTGCGCTTTTAGCAGCAAAGTTTGTCGTAAATCCTACCAACCAAGTAGTGGAAGTAGATGGAAGGAGTGTAGCTACAATGCCTGCTAATGCTGTAGTTGAAGAAATGATGAGGCGTAAATCTGCTGGACTTCTGGACGCTCCCCAAGTACAAAATCCAGATGACGCAGATATGGAACGTGCACAGGCTCGCCTTACTAATCTTCAGAAACTTACTCATCTACCAATTCATCAAGTATTGTAAAGTAGATGGCTGAGGTAGCAGAAATACCCCCAGAAACAGGGGAGTCAGTCTACAGCAGGGAAGAAGTAATTAATAATTGCAAGAGCGATATGAATTTTCTTGCAGGCATTTCTATACCAGATATTTTCAAATTTTTCTTCCCGGCAATTTTCATAGCAATTTGGGGGCTTCTAGTAGAAGCAGTAGGTAAAACAAGTGGTCTCCTTCAACTTGCTATTGGCCTTCCTCGTGGCTTCGCTAAAACAGCTTTCCTAAAACTCTTTACAGTATACTGTATTCTCTTTACAGACAGGAATTTTATACTCATTGTCTGTAATACAGAGCAACTCGCTATGAACTTTCTAGCTGACGTAGTAGATATACTAGAGAGTTACAACATGAAACGCCTCTTTGGTGACTGGCGCCTGGGCATTGAGAAGGATACTCAGGGTCTAAAGAAGTTTGGGTTTCGTGGTAGAGACATAATTCTCGCTGGAATTGGTGTAGGGACTTCCATGCGGGGCTTGAACATTAAGTTTCGTCGTCCAGATGTAATTATCATGGACGATATGCAGAGTAAAGAAGATGCAGAACAGAAACTTGTCGCCATGAAGCAACTTACATGGATGATGGGTACTCTAATGAAGGCGAGGAGTTATGAACGCTGCCTATTCGTATTCGTCGGAAACATGTATCCTTACGAAGATTGTATCCTTAGAAAGCTTAAGTATAACTCAAAATGGATTTCCTTTATCTGTGGAGCAATACTGGCAGATGGGAAATCCCTTTGGGAGGAACTTCGTCCTATTAATGAACTTTTGGCGGAGTTAGAAAACGACATAGCTCTAGGACACCCAGAAATCTTCTACAGTGAAGTTCTTAATGACGAAGAAGCTGGTACTGTCTCTGGAATTGACATTTCTCGTATTCCTGCCTATCCTCAAGCTCTAGATACTATCGAACCTCAAGGTGGATGTATAATTATTGATCCTGCCACAGGTAAGAAGCAGGGTAATGATGTATCTATAGGTAAGTTTTACATCTACGATGGCAAGCCAGTATTGCATGAGTTGCGAGTAGGAAAGTTTAGTCCTCTAGAGGCCATACACATAGCCTTGAAAATGGCGTTGGAGTCTAGAATTAAAATTATTGCTATTGAATCTAACGCATACCAGTACACATTCCTCTTTTGGTTCAACTTTGTACTTGAGCAACTTCAAATACAAGGTAGTGGTATCGAACTTTGTGAATTGTATGCAGGAGCTTTAAGTAAGAATGCGAAAATTAAAGATATGCTCGCAAATTTACTTAAAGGTCTTATTCTTCTCCACCCTTCAGTACGAGCTGCGGTGGTATACCAGATAGTTCACTGGAATCCACTAAAGACGCACAACACAGATGACATTTTAGATTTACTTGCATGGATATTTCGTGCTATAGAACTTTACGGTCATAGCATGGATATTCTTGGTTCTGTAGCTCTGCACCGCGACGACTCTCCGCCGGCATTACAGTATCAGGGCGGGGAAGCAATCGACGATACCTCTGAAGTTGCAAACAGGCTTCCCATTTAAGGAGTACAAACTATTATGTCGTCCCCATCCCTCCCCTTTCAAGTAAATACCAAACAGCAGGAAGCAATTGTGAAGTATGTTACCAATTGTGTAGAGAGTCTCTCTACTGTGTGGAACTTACGAGAACAATTCCTTCTTCGTGACTTGTTTTACTACCGTGAGATGGATAAATCAGTAGAGCAGTCTAGGGCGATAGCAGCAAATCGCGCCGGAGACCCGTATAAGTATCAAAATATGCAAGTTCCTATTGTAATGCCGCAAGTAGAATCCGCACTGGCTTATCTTGCCGGTGTTTTCTTCACTGGGTATCCTATTTTTGGCATTGTTTCTGACCCGACAAATGCAGACAGTGCTCTCCAGATGGAATCAGTAATTGCTGATAATTCCATGCAGTATGGCTGGTTACGCCAACTGATTATGTATCTTCGTGATGGTCTTAAGTATAATTTCGGAGCTATGGAGATTACTTGGGATAGAAAAAGAATCTACAGTCTCATAAATGATCCAGTAGCTAATCTTCGTCAGGGTTCTAAAGACGAACTTTTTTACGAAGGAAATAAACTTCGGCGCCTTGATCCGTACAATACTATTTGGGACAAGAGAGTAGATCCTGCAAATGTTCACTGTGATGGTGAATTTGTTGGGGATACTAGGGTAATGAGTAGAGTACAGCTTAAGCAACTGATTCTTGATCTCAACCCTGCACTTACTATGAATGCGCGCCAAGCATTTGAATCTGGTACACCTACAATTACTCTCAATGGTTCTGATTCTTGGTACTATATCCCACAAGTGAACCCCTTCTCCTTTATGGGAGCAGGTCAGAATTATGCAACTACCAATTGGCTATCTTGGGCGATGTTGGATGGGCGCACAGGTAATTCTGCTAAAGATAGTATTGCATACAACAATATGTATGAGGTTACAACTATCTATGGAAAAATTATCCCACAAGATTTCAACCTCACAGTTCCCCGCAGAAATCAACCGCAAATTTGGAAATTTATTCTAGTTAACAGACGAGTTCTTATTTATGTTGAGCGACAAACTAATGCTCACAACTATCTTCCTGTGCTTATTTGCCAACCTACGGAAGATGGCTTAGGATACCAAAGTAAGAGTTTCTTAGATAACGCTATCCCTTTCCAAAGCATGAGTACCTCTCTCTGGAACAGTGTAATGGAAGCTAAACGTCGTGCAGTTTACGATCGGCTTCTTTATGATCCTTCTCGCATTCGTAAAGAAGATATTGACAAGGTTACCGCAGTTGCTCGTATTCCTGTAAAGCAAAATGCATATGGTAAACCTGTGTCTGATTCAGTATATGCATTTCCTTTCCGTGAAGATGGTTCTGCTAGTGAGCTTCAAATGGCTCAAAGCATTAACGATATGGCAGATATCGCCAACGGCCAAAATAAAGTGCAACGGGGGCAATTTCAGAAAGGAAACAAGACTAGAACTGAATTTGTAGAAACTATGGGGGGAGCTAACTCTCGACAACAGCTTCAAGCTCTCGGCCTTGAATACCAAGTATTTACTCCAATGAAAGAGATTCTGAAACTTAATATTCTCCAATATCAAAGTACTACTGGAATCTACAATACTAGTGCTAAGAAGAAAGTAGATATTAAGCCAGAAACATTGCGCCAAATGGCCATGGTATTTAAGGTATCAGATGGGCTTTTGCCTACTGATAAACTCATGAGTTCAGAACTATTGCAAGTGTTTATGCAAACGATACAAACCAGTCCTCTTATGCAGGCGGAGTTTGACATCATTGGCGCATTTTCATATTGGTGTAAGATTAATGGTGCCCAATGGTTCGAAGATTTTCGTCGTGATCCTGCTGCAAGAGACAAGATTCTTGGGGCTCTTACTGCCATGCAAAATTCTGGAAAGCCTGATGCTGCTAGACCACAAAATGCAGCAGCTCCAACTCCTCAAATAGGTGCGTGAATAACTACTATGCCAAAACAAATTACAAACCATTTTACTGAATTTGAATTTACTCAGGCAGAAATGTATGCAGCTACTCGTTTTAGTGAGTTGCAATTGATGTTGTTTCAAACGTTGCTTGCTAGAGATGCTAAACAACGTATTGCAATTAATGTTCGTCCTAATGATCTTGCATCAATTCAAGAAGAAGCAGCACTGAAGGGGAGTATTGGTGCTATGGAATATCTAATTTCTCTCTACACAGATATTTCTATGCCTTCAGCAGAAGATAGTGGGAAACAAACAGACCTTCCTGGTGTTAAATCCGTATCTGACTCTTAAAGAGGTAATTAATCATGGCTGGCCCTGGTGGTAGTGGTGGTGGTTTTAGTATTTCCAATATGTTTCGTCAAGGAACTGGTATCCCTAACAATGCTGCTGTAGCTAATGATGCTCAACAGTTACAGAATCAACAACAACAAGGTGGTGGAGGTGAAGTTGACCCTGCCACAGGGCAGCCACGCCCAAAAAATGTTCCTGGAACTGGGATGCCTAATGATATGGCAAATCCAGGAGCTGATCCTGCTAATGTAACTGGCAATAACATGGCAGGAGCTAAAACTAACCCTAATGACCCAGGTTCCCCGCTTGATGCTTTCAAAGATATCTTTAAGATGGATGATGTAGCTAATCAACAAACAGATCCGCTTTCTCAAAGATTGCTGGAATTAGATCCTAAGAAGTTTGGTGAGACAGTAAGTAAGATGGACTTCACTAGGAATCTAAATCCAGAACTTGTGCAAAAAGCATTACAAGGTGATGTAGGTGCTTTCAACTCAGTTCTGAATTCTGCTTTTCAAGGGTCGTTTGCAGCCTCTACACAAATGATTGTAGGCATCATGGAACAAGCGTTTTCCAAAAACAATGGGCGCTTTAATTCCACTCTTGATGGTAAATTCAGAAACTTTCAGATCAATAGTGCAAACCCCTCGAATAAAGTTCTTAGTCATCCTGCTGCTAAGCCAGTTCTCGCTGCACTTAGGCAGCAAATTGCGAATTCTAGTATGGGGCGTAATCTTTCCCCAGACGAAGTGAATCAGAAAGCCGAAGAATATTTCTTGGCAATGGGTGATGCACTAGGTTCTCTGAAAACTGATGGAGAGAAAGATAAGCAAAAGCTTAATGCAGATGGCACTAAAGAAATTGATTGGGGTGGTTTTCTTGATGGGCAGCTTCAACAGTAGTAACCAAAGTTTTGTTAGTAGGGCAGCGGAAACATAGATACCAAGTCTGCTAGCCTAGAGGTAGGTCGGTAAAAAATTCCTACCATTAACTTTTACTCTTACGAAAGGACTAGGTAATCATATGCTTCCGCGCCCGATGGGACAATCAGCAGGACTTGTTCAGCCTGTAAATGCTCATGTTTTGAGCCAACGTAGCTGGGCAGGTAATGCAACTGCCGGTTCGGCATCTCTAACAGCATCAGACGTTATGCAGGGTATTTTGAATCGTACTGGCCCTGGTGGTGCTTTTAACGATACTTGGCCTAGTGCGGATCAACTCATTGCAGCAATGGAGAACCCACAAGTAGGAGATGAATTTGGGCTTCTCTACCGAAATGGAGTAGCATTTGCAATGACTTTTGTAGCTGGTACTGGAATTGTAGCAGGAACGGGAGTACTTAACGTTGCTGCTTCTATTTCTCGCCTTTACTCCATGACTGTTCTTGCCAACAAGCGCACCGTAGTTGGTGTAGTTACTACTACCAACACTACTCTAGTTCTTACTAACGTTCCCAAATCAGTAATTCAGCAAATCATGCCGGGAATGGGAGTTACAGGAACTGGTATTGGTGCTGCGGCAATTGTGCTTGGTGTGTCTGAAGATGCCCAAACTGTTACTGTATCCGTGGCGTCTACTGCTACTGCCGACAATATTGCTGTTACGTTCTTCCCGCGAGTTAGGTTGGATTCGCTGGGCTCATTGGCAGCTTAACTATCCCTCCAACTTAACTAAAGGAAACTACAATGCCCGCGGTAACCGGAGTTTGGAACACTTCTAACATCACGCAGGATCTGGCAAAGAAATCATTTGCCGCAATGATTACTAGGCTGATGCCTAACGGTACAGCTCCATTGTTTGGTCTAACTGCGTTGCTGAAAGAAGAAACTGCATATCAGTTTGAGCATGGGTACTTCAGCAAAACGATGATTTTCCCGTCGTTTGTCGTAACTGCGGCAGGTCAAACTAACGTAGATACGACTTTTACTGGAGTAAGCACTGTAAACATTCTCCCTGGTATGCTGTTGCGAGTAGACACTACTAATGAGAACGTACTTGTTCTTGCAGTTGTGTCTCCTACGCAACTAACAGTGCAACGTGCAGTAGGTACTGTAGCAGCTGTTGCAATTGGTGCTAGCGTTAGTTTGTGGATGGTTGGTAATGCATTTGAAGAAGCTAGTCTCCGTCCACAAAGCATGGTGATCGTACCCAATCGTATCACGAATTACACCCAAATTTTCCGCAATACTTGGGCGTTGTCGAAAACGACGGGTGCTACGATGACCATCGCTGGTTCTGGCAACATTGCAGAATCGCGCCAAGACTGTGCCGCTTTCCATGCTGCTGACATTGAAAAGTCGTTCTTCTTTGGCCAGAAATTCCTGGGATCAAGGAACGGACAGCCTTTTCATACTATGGATGGTCTTGTTTCTGTTGTAACACAGAATGCTCCTGGAAACATCACGACTTTGGGAGCTACTACTACCTGGACGCAACTGGAAGCTGCGCTTGATCCGGCATTTAATCAAATCACCGATCCTAAAGTGCCGAATATGCGTGCGTTTTTTGTTGGTGGCCCAGCGCGCCGGGTAATTCACAACATCTGTCGTCTCAATAGCACCTACTTTATCCAAGGCAACGAAACTTCGTGGGGTCTGCAATTTGACACCATTAAGACTCCGCGCGGCACCTTTAATATCATTGAGCATCCTCTGTTCAATGCATTTGGTGCAACTTCTACTTGGGCAAAGATGGGCATTGGTGTTGATCTTTCTACTTTCAATTGTGCATATCTGCAAGGAAGAAAGACTGACAACGCTGAGTTTAATATGAGCGGTCAGCAAGTAGACAATGGCATTGATGCTGTTGGCGGTACTCTTACCAGCGAACTCACTTGCCTTGTTAAAAACCCGGCAGCAAACGTAATTCTGTACAACTTCACCGCTGCGGCGGTAGGCTAAGAAAGGAGGCGGAGAAGAAAGCGCAGGGGACAGGGTGGTAGCCGTAACTATCACCCTGTCTTGTTTCCAAATACTAGTATGTCAACATAGAGGTCAAAATGGAACAACAAACTAAAGTGCCAGTACAAATGGGTCAAGCAGGTCAAGAAGCAGATAAAACATACTACCACAGAACTCCTGGGGCTAAATTTTACTGCCAGATTGGTAGTGAAGCTAAAGAAGTAGCGTTCGCAGGTGGAGTATTGAAACTGTCATCTATCCCGCCTGCTTACCGCGCCAAAGTTAGAGAAGAACTAGACAAAATTGCCAACATTCCTACTTCTCACATCTACACTGTTAAAGATGTTGTAGAGCCGGGAGAAGTTGCTGCTGCTGTAGAACTCAGACAGACCGCAGAACAGCAATTTGATACTGATCGCGGAATTACTGGTAATCCTGTTACTGTTCCAATTCCTGTGTCTAAACAATCTCCGCCAGAATTGCCTGCATCATTAGCAGCTGCACAAGCTGCTATTGCGGCGAGTGGTAAAGTTCCTCCCAAATAAATTTAATGTGAAAGAAAACTGCTAATGTCGCTTTTCTCTGACATTGTATCTGGTTCTGAGGGTGTGTACACTCTCACCAATAGACCAGATTTAGTAGCAGAAACGGCATTAGCAGTTCGCCAAGCAACTTTAGCTGCGCATCGTTCTGATTACTTTCGTCGTGATATCCAAGAACTTCTCATTTCTCCAGGAAGCGCGAATCTTTTCCAATTGAGCATTAGTTCACTATTTGCCAATTGGAGAAATTTTGCGTATATTCGCCCATACGATAGTGTAGGAGCTGCTCCCGCTAGTTTCTTCTTAGAAAGTATGAAACCAGATGCAATCCTTGACGATTATCTCATTGAAAAAACAAACGTATATTACGTTGCGGGGGATAATCTCAATATTCGTTTGGGGGCTAATTACGATTCTTTCTTGGTTGGTTATTATTCAAATCCTGTGCTTACTCCTGATGCATCTTATGAGAGCTGGATTGCACGACAACAACCTGCCCTCATAGTTATTGATGCTGCTAAGCGTATATTTGAAACGATTGGATACATTGAAGCCGCAAATAAGCTTAGTGTGCTTCTTTACGGGCCTCCACCAGGAACTGCACAAATGCCTACTGGTGGGGAATATCTTTCTCTAAAAATGAGTGAAGTTGAAGATCAAGGGAGGTGAGAAAATTCTATGCACGGTACTTTTAGCGATGTTGTTTGGCAAGCTATAATTGCAGGAGGAGTAACTATTGTTCTTGCCTACATTGGAACTAGAACTAATAAAGCAGTTAGAGAAGTGAAGGATATGGCTCAGGATGCTGCAGAAAAGACTGAAGAAGTAAAAACTACTCTTGAAGAAGCCAACAAAGAAGCTAGAGTTCATATGGCAGAAATTCAAAAAACTGGCATTGATACCCATACTCTTGTAAATCATAATATGAGTATCCAGTTAAAACTTAATCTTGAACTATCTCGCTGGAAGGCGCAACAGACGAAAGATATTGTTGATATCAATGCAGCTAATCTTGCTGAAGCTATGTATAAAGCACACATAGCTAAACAAGCTATTGTAGATTCTGGTGTAAAAACTGAGAAAATTCAGTGAATGCATCGAACCTCAGAAGCAGCTGCCAGAGCTGCAATAATAGATTATATCATGCGCTGGCATAAATACGGAAAAGGCACATTGTTTTTTGACAATGGTGATCCTACAAATATAGGATTGAAACTCGGAACTGAGCGTATGTGCGCGGAACTCCAAGCTATCCGCGACGCTAACCGAGCAGCTGAAAAGGAGAAACTGTGAGTTATATTCATGAGAAAGTTACTAACTTCCCGGATGATACAAATCGAGAATTCAAAAAAATTGCTGAAGCATTTGCAGCGTTGAATGTTAAGCCTGCGCCAACTCCGTTGTGGTCATGTGACTTTAGTAAGTGGCCTACTGACTACGGCTTCTCAATCCAGGCGAAAGATCCAAGTCGTGTGATTTTAGTAAACGTTGATGGTAGACCGGGCGTACGTTTACTTACTATGCCAGAAGATATTAACATAAATGGTAGTGGTGCTCACAATCGCTGCGATTTGCGGCTCGGCAATGACCTATCCTTTGCAAAGGAAGGTAATAAAGTTACATTTAAGCATTCTGTCTTGTTTCCTTTAGAGTTTGTACAACCGCCGGAGAGTGGCGATCCAATTCCTCCTGGTATCTGGCAGTGGGGATCGTGGTTTAACTGGCACGACGACCGCGACAATAGTGGCTCACAAGGGCCAGTACAAGGAATGTTTATGCCAGCTACGGCAGTTTCGGCTGATCGCCCTACCGGACTGATCTATCAGTTCTTCGGTGGAACTACTGGCAACAAGCTGCTCAGCGAACCAAAACTTGGCCCCATTGTCCGCAACAAGTGGTATGACTTCGAAAGTGATATTTACTGGACTTCAACGGATAAGGGATTTTACGAAACTACGTTGGATGGTACTCTGATTTTTTCTTATAAGGGGCCAACGCTTCATGCTGGCGCCGGTGCCTATCTGAAGCTTGCCAACTACCATACGGCAGGCCTAATGAGCGCAATAATTCATGGCAAAGCTGCCATTTTTCGTAAAGTGTAGACTAGAGGATTTCCCATGGGCGCTAATGTCTGGGCAGTAGTTGGTGGCAGTACATTCTCTTTGCCAATAGAGACATTACTTGGTACAGCATACCAACTTCTTGGGATGAATGCTGCTGCCACAGAACTTCAGTACAAGGACGCTAAATTCAATAACACTACAGGACAGTTTTATGTTCCTGTAGGAGCTGTTGGTGCTCCTAGTTACGCTTTTGAAGGTGACTTAGATACTGGAATGTATAGATCTGCTGCTGATACACTTGCATGGGCTACTGGTGGAGTTCTTAGGGCATTGTTAAGCAATACACTCTACAGTCTTTCTGTAGACCTCAAGATGAACAGCAAAATGATTCAAGAAGATTTTGCTGCTGATATTTCTGCGGTTGCTGGAATTACCGATCTTGCAGGGGTAACTGGCAACGTAGTAAACATTACAAATGCAGCGGGTACTAAGGCAATTACGTCTCTTGGTGGCGCTACTATTCCTGCTGGTACAGAGATAGAGACTATCTTCGTCATTACTGGTGGTAGCCTATCGCTTACACATGATGCAGTAAGTCTTAATCTTCTTGGGTCTTCAAATATCTCACTGGCAGATAAAGATATTGTACGCTGGAGAAAAACTAATGATGCTTCCGCGTATTGGACAATGGTTGGATTTCAACGTGCAGCTAACACGGGGATATTGACTAATCCAGGAGACCTTCTTATTGGTTTAGGTGGAGGGGCTACTGCACGTTTAGGTATTGGAACATCTGGACAAAAGCTTCAAGTAAACGCAGGAGCAACTACACCAGCATGGGTTGATGAAAATAGTGGATTTAGAAACCGTCTTATTAATCCTGCTGGTAACGTTTATCAGCGTACAATTGTGGCCACGGCTGATGATACATATTTTGCGGATAGGTGGTATGTACTTACTCAAACAGGTACAGTTTTACCTTCGGTGTTAACAGATCCAGAAGATGGATTTCCTCGCGGTGTAAGAATCACGCAATCTCAGGCGGCAGCGCAACGATTCGGCTTCGCACAGATCATTGAGGGCAAAAATTGCAAGGATTTACGCGGGCAGTCTGGCACGTTTGTTCCGCGCATCAGGGCTTCAACATCGCAAGCAATCAGATACGCAATTCTTGGTTGGTCAGGTACTGAAGACGCTGTAACTAGCGATGTAGTGAATGATTGGACTTCTGTCGATTACACGGATGGAGCGGCTAAATTTTTTGTTGATGCCAACATCACCCCCCTAGCAGTGGGGGCCATAACTCCAGCTGCAAATGTCTGGACTTCGCTTGCAGCCCTAACTGTTGCACTTGGGTCAACGTTCAACAATTTAATTGTATTTGTGTGGACAGAAGGTACAGCAGCACAGAATTTTACATTAGATTTCGACTTCGCACAACTAGAGCGTGGAACAGTGGCGACAGCGTTTGAGCGGCGCTCATATCAGGATGAACTGGCTCAGTGCCTGCGCTACGCATGGGTGTGGAACTCCGACGGCGACGCTGATGCGGCGACGGGGTGGTCAGGTAGCGCAGCAGACAACAACTCAGCATTGGTGGTCGGGTCATTCCCTGTCCGGATGCGGGGCGTCCCTACGTTTACCGCCAGCGCGGCCAGCGACTTTACTGCAACGACAGGCGCAGCAACCGGCACGGGGTCGGCCATAAGCGCATCCAACTTGGGCACGGAGAGCGCAGTTATAACGCTGGATGTGTCCACGACACCGTTTGTTGCGGCGAATGCGATCCTCCTTGTTGGCGCCAATGCAAACGCTCGCCTAACCTTTGCTGCGGAGCTATAGCCATGTACAAACTTCTTCGAAACTCTGACGCCGTTCTCCGTTTGGCCGATAGCGCGAGCATCCCCAACAACCCGCGCAACCGCGATTGGCGAAAATACCAAGAATGGCTAACGTTAGACAATATTCCACAACCTGCTGATCCGGAACCTGCGCCGACTGATTTCTCCGACGTAGACAACATAGAGAAAGCATTGAAGGCACTTGGTCTTGTAGTAGCTACATGGAATGGCAAGACGCCAGCACAATTGAAAGCAGCATTCAAAGCTGCATGGGATACTTTGCCGTAAGTTTCTATGGCCTACGAAACATTTACAGCTCTTCTTAACGCAGCTGAGTTTCCTTTCGTGTCTGATTTTTTTCAGAGAAGTGTAATTGTTCCTGGATACGATCAGCTAGTCAGAAGTCCAAAGGATAGCACCATTGATTTACAAAGTAATGTTCAAAAACTTGCGCAACATTACTATTGTCAGAATGTTCTTCCTACGTCGGAAGGATTAATGAGTATTGGATATTCTCAAGTAATATCAGCATTTGATCCTCCGGTAGCTAATTTTGATCAGGCAATTGTTCTTCGTGATGTAGATGAAAACAATTTTATTCTTGTGCCTGCACGCGGAACTAATTACATTTACAAAGCTAACACAGGTAATTGGGTTTCTACAAATCCTTTTACTGGATGGCCAAATCAATATCGCATAGTATCTCGTGCGTATGTAAATGGGCGAACTTTTGTACAATACGAAAAGTTTGGAATGTACGAATACAATACTTCTGCAAATACTTTCTTTCCAGTGGCTCTTACTGGAATTGTAGCTTCCGACATTGATGTAATTGGCTCTTCCAACAACTATCTCATTGCAGTTGTTGGGATTACTGTATTTTGGTCTAGTCTCGTAGACCCAACAGATTTTACTCCGTCTATCAACACTGGTGCAGGATTCGCAATCCCACAAGATATGAAAGGTATTGCTCGCGCAGTAATACCCATTTCGGGTGGCTTTGTAATTTACACTACAAAGAACGCAGTAGCTGCGTTGTATACGAACAATGCTCGGGCGCCATTTGTATTCCGTGAAATCTCTAATGCTGGTGGGATACTCAGCCCTGAGCAAGTAAGTCTTGAAGCCTCGCTCGGATTCCATTACGCATGGACGACCAACGGACTACAGAAAATTAGCATCAACAGTGCTGAGGCACTTTCAAACGCCGCGATGGATTTCCTTGCTGGGCGCATTTGGGAAGAATTTGATATCACGACACTGACACTAACATCTCAACGACTCAACGATGATCTGAAGGTAAAAATTACTTGCATCAGCGGACGTTACCTTGTCATTTCTTACGGACGTTTGTCTGAGCTTCCACAACTTTATACTCATGCATTGGTGTATGATCTAGGACTTAAGAGATGGGGGAAGCTTAGAGTAGATCATGTAGATTGTTTTTTCTACCCATACCCTAACATTATTGGTACCGTTACTGAAACTCCCCCAAAACGTAGTGTTGGGTTTCTCAAAAGTTCTGGACAAGTTGATCTTCTCATTATGGATTACCGTGAGCGCCAGAATGAGGGAGTACTTCTTTTGGGACGGTATCAACTTTCTAGGGGCAAGTTGACTACATTCCAAAGTGTAGAGCTTGAAGGAGAGCATCAAGCCTACCCAGCACAAGTATACTTACTTATTTCCCCCGACGGGAAAACTAACAATGCACCAGCACAACTTACTGAATTGTCAGCTGGTGCTGGAAGAAAAGTTGTAAAGTATGGTGCTCCCGCTCCTGCTCCCGGTATGCATGGAGCAGCTAGAACTGGAGTAAATATCTCTTTACTTGCTGTTGGAACTTTCGAACTTTCAACAGCTATATTTACAACTACTCGGCATGGCTCACGTTAACGAAAGCAAGATAATTACTGGATTGCCTCAAACTCCAGAAGGAGTGCCTCCAGAACTTTGGATGCATTTCTACAGCGTATACAGTGCCATTCATAATCTTGAACGATTCATTAGCCAATACACTGGAGTAGATGATTATCCTCAGGATATGTGGAGTCAGCTAGGTATCGCAGACACATTCCTTGATGGAAATCTCAATAGATTGTATCTTAAATGTACAGAAGCTGTGTCGTATGGACAAGCTGTTAGTCCTGTTCTTTCTACGACTGTTCAAGTTCGTTTAGCTAATGCGACAAACAATACTCGGTGGTGTTGTGGATTTGTAGAAAGCCCAGGGAGTTTTGCAATTGGAGATTACGTTATGATTAAGACTAGAGGGCTCATTTCAGGAATTTCGGGAATGGGAGTTCCTGGGAGACATTGGTTAAGTACTACTGCGGGGGCAATTACTAACGCTCCTCCGGTAGCTGCTGGAAACATCGAACAAGTAGTAGGTTGGGCGGTAAGTTCTAGCCAACTTATTTCTAATCTTGATTCTTATTTTGTGCAACACTGAAAAAAGTTGAATTTTTTATGCCACTTCAGACAGCATTTTTGAGAGGGAAACTTAAGAAAAATCAAGAAGAGGAATTTTCTCTTCCAGAAAATCTTGCGCGTATTTTTCGTACAGACAACCATGACGCGCGTTTTATGCTGGGCAGAGGTAATGTTCCGGGGTTTGTCAGCGCGCTGTTTTTGCCTGGTACAACAGGAAATTATGCAAGTACGCCAGATTCTCCTGCTATATCTATTGTGGGAGATATTGATATCAGAGTAAGAGTAGCAATGGTAGATTGGACTCCAGCAGTCCAAAAATCGATCATTGCAAAATCAAACAGTAATCAATCATGGGGCTTTGTTTTAGCTAGCAATGGTACTTTAGGTTGGTTTTGGTTCGACGCTGCTGGTACATTTACTGGCGGTAAATTTTCAACTGTTCCTACAGGATTTGCTGATAACGCACTGAACTGGGCACGCGTAACCTTCGATGTTGATAATGGCGCAGAAGGTAGTACAGTACGATTCTACACATCAGACGATGGAATAACGTGGGGTCAACTCGGCACTGACATAATTACTGCAGGAGTAACTAACATAAGAGATGGAACAGACTCAGTTATACTGGGGAGTCTTGATGGCGGTGTTAATCAAAATGCAGCTGGCAATTTCTTCCACGCAGAAATTCGTAATGGTATAGATGGCCCAGTAGTTGCTAAATTTGAGCCAAGATTTGCTTCTCGCTGGGTTAGTTCATTTATTTCTGCTACGGGAGAAGTTTGGACAGTATCTGCCACTAGTGACCCTTTTGCACATTTCATATAAAAGTTGCCCATGGAACAAACTTCAGCTTCCCAAATTGACGAAATAATTGCAGCACTTCTTACTGCTGCTCCAGAAAAAGAATTTACCATCATTGTAGTTGGCGGTGGAGAAAAAGCTGAACCTAAAGAAGATTTACTGGAGCCAGATGAGCAAGATGATGTATCTATTGAAGCTGATGCTTTCATGGAAGCCTTTTACGCTGCCGTATTTGGAGGAGAAACGCGCCAAGTAGCTGGTGGTGGGGGCGGTGGAGGTAGTGGTAGTTCTCTTGATGCAATCATGCAAGGTACGTTAACTCCATAACTTCTTATGCCATCCGGCCCGAAACCAATATCAGGATTTGCAGATGGAAGTCCTCCACAAGCAGGGGATGATTACGTCTTTGAACGTGCAAATATAACGTATAGAATTCCATACGCTTCTCTTGAAGCTGCCATCGTAGCTGCTGCTGGTGGCGCATCAATTGCTTCTCCTACAGTTCCCGGCATTGATGGAATAGATGCTGAAGAACCAATGATGATTCCAGGAGTTCGTGGACTCCAAGGACTTCAAGGTAATGATGGAATTACTACCTTTGCTACTACTGTATTCTTTCTCCAACCTGACGATCCTGAAGAAGTTTTTCCCATTCCAGGAGCACGAGGGCTGGATGGTACGAATGGAATTGGTACTGCTGGACGCGATGGTTATACAATACTTTTAGAAGCAGAAATTCCAGATGAGCCAATGTTGATTCCTGGCCCTGCCGGACTTCAAGGTGGGCAGGGGCCAGCAGGAACACAATCAGTAACTACTACAATGTATTTGGCAGAAGTGGAGATTTCTGAACCAGACATAGTTCCTGGGCCAAAAGGAGATAAGGGAGATGCTGGCGGTGGCGGTGGTGGCACTGACCCATTTGAAGGATCTTACGATCCCGGTACTTTTGACGTAGCAGACGGAGACTACGTTATGATGGGCTTTGAATGTATCATTAGTGGTACAAACGAAGTTACCCTAAATGGCAATTCTACCTTGGTGATACTCTAATGGGTAAAATTACAATTGCAGAAGAAAGTCTATCTACTCCTTCCGCTGGATTCGGAAGAGCTGGCTTTGACGGAAGTAACAAACAGTGGCTACAGAGACTTTCTACTGGCCTTTTTGCCGGAGATATGTTCACGGATCGTGTAACCCAGATTGCATCTCACTCCGCAGACACGTACTACCAAGGAATTCAGCTTCCTCAATTCGGACTGCAAGCTGGAATGAACTTGGAGTGGATATTTACTGCTACTAAAGGAGCTGCTGGTACTGCTACACCAATTTACCAGTTGCGTATTGGCCCTAACCAAACTGTAGCAGATACTTCTCGCCTCTCCATTACTGGCCCGGCGCAGACTGCTGCTGCAGACACCGCATACATTCGTTGTCTCTATACTGTGCGTGTAGCAGGAGCTGCGTGTGTTATTCGCGGTCTTGTATATCTACAGCACAATCTGGCTGCTACTGGATTTGCTAACACACCAGCAGGATTTTCTCTCGTTGGTGGCACTTCAGCCGCATTCGATGCTTCTGCTGTACAAGGACAGTACGTAGGACTTTCTGTAAACCCAGGAGCTTCTGGCGCTTGGGTAGTTGAACAAGTTTCAGTGCGAGTCAGATTCTAAAATTTCATAAGGAGAGCCTCTCATGGCTGCTAACAAATCAGTTCGTTTTGGCCCTATTGCAGTTCCTAACGCAGTAGGCAACCTTTTTAATCCACCTATTCTTTCTGGCGGAGTAAATCCTCCCTCGCTCAGCACCGCCAGTTACGTCATTATGCGTCACATCCGCATCCTCAACAAGACTGCGGGGGCTGTTACTTTCTCTGGTTACATTGGTGCTACTGGTGGGTCTGTGGCAGGCACTGAATTTATTGGTACTGGTCTTTCCATTCCTGCCAATAGTTATGTGGATTGGTATGGCGCCGTGAGACTTGATACTGCCGATTTCTTTACTGGTGTTGCATCTGCTGCTGCTTCCCTGACAATTGAAGGTGAAGGTGAGATTGGCGTTGCGTGATTCCCCACTAGCATAAATAACTATCTATCTGTAGACTACAACTATGCTATTCATTAAGCCTGGAGTAAAGATTGATAAACTTACTCCGCAGATGGTTTTAGGTATCATGATTGTAGAGAGAGTTTATGCTAGCCATTCCGCAAATTGTACCATTACTAGCATAGATGATGGAAAACATGGTGTTGGTACAAAGCATGGTAAAGGCTGCGCCGTAGACTTTAGAACTAAAGACTACAAAGGCGACAAACTTGTTCTTCTTGCATTACTCAAAGCTGCTCTTGGCAAGAATTTTGATGTAGTTCTAGAAGAAGAAGGCAAGGACAACGAACATATTCATGTAGAGTATGATCCTAAACCTTAGGAGGAATCATGAGTCTACTTGCGTTGCTAGTGCTGATTCTTTTAGTTCTATGGATTACAGGCCAATTAGGAACTGGGCCTGCAACACCCCCGCCACAAATCATATGGGTAATCATAGTTGTAGTATTAGTACTGTGGTTTTTTGGCGGTGAAGGTAATACGACATGGCATCATGGTAGGTTCTGGAGATAGTAAACTGTTCTTTCTTAGGAGAAACATATGAAGAAATTTTTTGCAATTTTTAGCTTTCTAGTTCTCACTTCTGGATGTGCTATTAATCCCCAAAATCCAGAGCAAACTGTCTTTCAAATGCGGGGTACTCAGAACGTTGTGCTTCGTGCCGCAGTAGAGTACAAAGAACTTAAGCCATGTGCAACACCCAAAGTACAGCCCTGCTCAGATAAAGTAGTAGTAACTCAACTTCAGCTCGCAGACAAAGTAACTGATACTGCTCTGTCTGCTGCTGAATCAGCTGTACGTACTCCTGGATTTGGTAAGAATATTGTTGACAGCGCAATTTCTGCCGCCAATGCTGCTCTTGTTGCTTTCCAAACAATTGTAGCAACTATCGAACGCAAATAAGGAGAAATGCATGGATAAACTTCTAGGAATTATTGGCTATGCAATGCAAGCTTTGGACATTATCCCAAAAATGCTTGCAGCAGGTCAAGATATTAGTGGCTACCTAGCCAATGTAAAGTCTGTAGTTCAAACTGCGCAAGATTCTGGTGAATCTATTCCAGATTCTGCGTGGGATGAATTAAAGACTATTCGTGAAGATTTACAAAAGCGGCTACACTCGTAAAACTAGGAGTAAATCATGGCCGGAGAAACCGTATCCCCCATTCAGTATCAATCTCCCTTACCTAATATGCTTGATTTTCTTAAGTATGGGGCAGGGAGTAAGACAACTGAAACTTCTCGTACTACGGGGGATACGGATGCTCTATCCCAACTCCTTACCACGTTAAACCCAGAAGCTCTCCAAGCATTAGTTTCTAATCTTTTCGCGCAGGGAGCAGCACAAGTACCAGGACTTACTACACAGTATGCAAACGCTACTGGTACTAGAACCACAAACAATTCAATGCTTGGGCAGTCTCTGGCGCAACTCAATCAGACACTGGCTCAATCTATTTCTCAGGCAGCAGTTCAACAACAACAAGTAGCTGTACAAGCAGCTGGTAAAATTGCAGATACGAGTAAGAGCACTACTACAGAAAAAACTACTGAGCCAGGAAAGCCTAAAAATGCTCTGTTGCCTCTAGTAGCTGGCTTTGGTCTTAATAAACTTGGCAAATCTATGGATGCTAAGTCTGCACAAGAAGCTGCTGCTGGGGCTCCGCTAGAAGGCAGCATCAATGTAGACAATTCTGCTCAAATGGGTATTCCTCCCACATCACCACCTGTTGGTGATCTTGGTGCTTTCAATGAAGGAACTCCTGGTGCCGGACTTTCTTTCCCCATTGGTGGAATTGATTCTGGGATTTCTGCTGGCATTGATGCCAGTAGTATTGGCGGCTCTCTTGCAGAAGCTTTTGACCCCGCAGATTTGTTTGCTAATAGCGTTGAAGATCTAGGAGCTGTTAGCGATGTAAGTGATTTCCTTGATTATTCTGGAGGAGCTGAAGATATTTATAGCTTCTTCGGGTCATTCTTCAAAGATGGTGGTAGAGTAAAGCCTGCTAACTACGCTGATGGTGGGGTAATTAGAAATAAAGCTAATATGGGGGCGCGCCCAGCAGTAGAAAGAACCCCAGTATTAAATTTGGCTTCACAGCCAAGACCTGTGGCACAACAACCAGCGAGCAGTAGAAAACGAAGCACTATTCCCTCGGCAGACCCCGCGGAGATTGCTGGTTCTAGTGGTACCGGGGTAGGAGTAGCCGGAAATCCAGCTACTATTGCAGCTATTGCTAACATGAGTCCCTTTACGGCTGCAAATATGGCATTGAACCCAATGAGTGCGTTTACTGCTTTTGCGACTTTTGCTCTTATGCAATCGTTGTTTTCTCCTACAAATACTACTGCTACTGAATCTATTACTGCGGCAGATGTTGTTGCTCCTGCTGCGATGCCCCCTGCTATTGGAATTGACGATCAAGGAAACCCAGTAGCTTCTATGCCTCCTGCTATTGGGCCTACTGATCCAGATACTGGTTTCTTTTCTGCTGATGCTGCTCCTACTGATG